AGTTCTAATTGATATTGTTCAGGACTTAGATCTTTTTTCTTTTTGATAAAGTATTCATCCAGCATTTCTAAAGCCTTTTCTACTTCAGAATTCCCATAACTATCTACACATGGAGGCATTGACCATTGTTCTGGAATAAACAGTCCAGACTTCCCAAAGGTTTTTTTTGAATCTAATAACTCACTTTCTACATAGAAAATGTCATTAGCTTCAGGATGGATTATCATTTTTCTTAATGGTTCACATTGCTCCAAATCACCCACAGAACCTGCAGCAATAAAAGTACCTGTTGTAATTAAACCTGATTTTAAAGCAGGTTTCATATAACCAAAGGTTTCATCCATGTCTGGAGCAATACCAGCCTCTTCATGAAAGAAGTAAGTACAAGGTCCACCTACACCTGCTGTAGGATCTTTTTCAAAAGATGTTCCTTTAAGTACACCTTTTAAACCTTTTAAAGTTTTTCTATTAGTGCCCGGTATTGTGGTTTCTACTTGTTGTTGCCAATCTAGCACTTTACCAGGATTCATGTCCCGGTACCAAGCAGTTTGTTCATTTAAAAAGTTTCTGTATTCACCTAAAAATCTCCAAGTGTCATTTACATATGTTTTTAAACTAGCTCCTATCTTTAATATAGGTGTTTCTTCAAACCAAATTTGATTGATCAGTTTAGCAGCATGGAAATAGGAAGAGGCAATCTGCCTTTTCTTTAATACAGCAGCATGTTTGTAATATAATTCTGCTAGTAATTCATATAGAGCTAAATGATATTGAGCATCTCTTATATCAGGAAATGCAAATTTTCTTGTTTCTTTATTATTAATAGGTAGGAAGTTAAGCCACTGATAGTACTCTCTTGTAAGAAACCAGGTATTTCCATTGTTTTTGTAAATAACTCCTTTTCTGCATTTAGTTTTTTGATCATCCCAGTATGCAGTATAATCTTTACTTTTTATTGGAGCAGCTACATAAATCCCATCTTTATTCCATTTACGTGCTTCTGCATTAAATACAAAAGATGTTTCATCAAATTGGTATTTTCCTGGTTCTTTAAATAAGGATAATAAAAAAGTTCTGTAACTGTCTCTTGTTTCAAAACTGGTAGTAGTCCAAACTCCATTATCCCAAGTAGGTATATCCGTGAAAAAAAAACTATCCATTAATGAGTTTTTTTATTTTTATAGGATCACCTTCACTTTTAAGGATTATCTCTACTAAAATATTTTGTTTTTTTGATATCAAAACTTTTTCTAATTTACCATTAAAGTAATCAGAAGAATCTTCTCTTTTAAATGCTGCCCAGTGTTTTACATAAGGGTTATAATGAAATAACCAGTCATGTAATTCGTTATCTTTATTGGTCATATGCCAAAGAACCTCCACCTCTTGTTCTAGTTTGTTGTTCATCTTTTAAATCTTTATATACACCTTTATACGATTGCCTTACAGCATCAAAATCTTTAGCTATTCTTAATAAAGCAGTTGCTGAACCATCTCTACCAAAAGTAGGTTTAGTTAAAGCCATCACTTCAGCCATATTATCTAAAGCAATTTTAATTCCTGTATATGCTCTTGAGGTAGGTGTTTCGTTCAACTCTCTACATTTCATTAAAGCATCTACTATTAGATCATCTTCAGAAAAGAAAGTAGCATTTATATCTTTTAAAATAATAGCTTCTTTTTCCTCTTCTACAATATTAAAATAAGGATTCAAATCCTCATTAGGACATGTCATATAGAACAAATAACAATATATTGTCAAATACTCATCAGGATATTCATCCATTATAGTTTTAAGAAAACTTAATGTATAACAATGTTCTGTAGGAACAATTTTCTCATTTTGTATATCAAATAACTTTATCATTTTTTGTTATTAGTTTATATTTTGTTGGGCAAGGACTAGTAGAAACAAACCAATTATCTATATTTTTTTGTATAGTTATTATTGTACTTTTTTCCTGTTGTTGTAACCAGTTTACATTATGACTGGATGCCCAGTAACTTTGGTGTTGATATTCCTCGTTGCTCATAGCAGTTCTTTTTCCATTGTGTTTTTATACAGGATATCAAATTCTTGGTAAGGCACATTTATACACAGAACTATATCAGAAGTTAATCCAACAGCAGTATAAGGTTCTACAATACCAGCATCACCTATAGATTCTCTATAATATACAATATCATATATATTAAAAGTACATTTTGCAAATTCAAAAGATTCAATACCTATATCTTCTTTAAGACGTGTATTTTCCAACACTAACTCATATTCTACTAACTTTTTCATACTTTTTTTTCTTTTAGTTTATTGATAATTTGCAAAACTTCATGTTTTAAATAAGGAACTTCATAAGGAACTACGCGATCAATTACGTGATTTCCTTGGTTATCTTTTTCTAAAATAGGATAACCATATTCATCTTCTCCTGTTTTTTTAAATAAAATATGATGCAACATTAATTTACCAGGTTTATATTGTGGATTATGTTTTAATATAATATACATATAAATACTGAGTTGTAGGGCATAATGGTTAAAATTGCAATCATCAAGGTGGTTTAAAGGAGGTTCCATTTTAACAGTCATTCCTTCCCAGTTTTTAAAACTTTCCTTTTTTATTTCTTTATTGGTCTTGTAGTCATAGATATCTATTGTATTTTTAATGATTTCTACTCTATCCGCTTGACCACATAAACCAGCAGATTTTAAATACACCAGATGTTCTGGATAAATACCTTCAACTAATTTTTGAGGTGGAGCTATTTTTAACAGTCCATCATAAATAGGTTTTATAATAGGTATTTGTACATTATTTCTTCCTAATGTATTTAAGTCTAATAAATCGTTTTCTCTTTGCATGTGATATTTAGAACCTTCATAAGTGGCTCTATCACTTTCTTTTGACCAGATTTCTTGAATTTTTTTTGGATCAATATTATACCATTTAGAACGTTTGTTTTTAGAAGATTTAATTGATTGTTCTACAGGATCAAACTTTTGTTTGAACTTGCTTACAAAACTAGTTACACTAATCCAATCTATGTTTTCATTTGGATCAAGACTTTGATACTTATGATTTGCTTCTTGAAACGTTACTGACATAATATTAAGTTTTAAATTATTTCCATTTTGGACCTTCTGGGTGTCCACACTCTGATTCAGGAGATCTTAGTTTAAGTGCTAGACTGCAACCACATTCTGAACAACAAGGTTGTGTACCAACTACATAACAGTTTGTACCAAGAGTATCATATAGTGGACAACCTTTACAGGCCTTCAGTCTTTCTTGATACATTACTTCTACATCAGAATCTTTAAACAGTTTATTCATAAAACCTGTCAAAATCTGATTTCTAAATTTCCAGATTTTTATTAATTTTTTCATTTTTTAAATTTTTAATGTTTATAAATTTTGCATCTTTCTCATCTATTAACAGTTTTACATTTTCAAAATTTAAAATCCTATTTTCTAATTCTTGTTTAAATTTAAATTGTACAAAACTGCCCTCCATTTTAGCCACCTTCTTTTTGTATTTATCTATAACTTCATCAATTTTCCAGTGTTTTAACTTAAAGGTTCCTAGATTTTCTATTGTTATATTGTAATGTTTTACCTCATTTATTTCTTTTCTTACCCGGTTCCAATAAAAATTAATCAAACTATTAGCTAGTTTTTCAGAAACTTCAGCTTTTTCAGCTGCAGGTTTAATGAATTCTTTTGCTTTTTTAGGATTCAAGACTTATGATTTTATAGTTTAACAATATATTACCTTGGTTTTGAATTTTGAAATCAGGATTAATTGTAATGTATTTGCTAGATCCAGTGCGTTCTTTTACTATAATATTGTAATTCATAAGCTTTGTAATACAATTTCTTACAGTTTGTGGTGTTTTAAATATCACCTTATTAAAGGCTGTGGTAGGTTCTTTATCCCTATTTTCCTCTACACAACAAGCATTACAAAAATCTGATATTTCAACTTTTTTATTTAAAGCTAATACCGTGATACAAGATAAGTCTGAATCACTTAGGGTAAGTTTGTTAACGTATGAATACGTCAACATTTGAAATTTGATGATTTCATCCAATGACATGTTAATAGTTTTATTAACTACATTTACTTTTGCCATGTCCTTAAAACTTTATGATTTTTTTAAATCCCGTGGTTTACTCTTGGGTTGAGGTGTTTCTTCAGGATTTTCT